GTTTGCTTCAATAAAAGTATCATTATAATTAATTTTAGGTTCGGTCTTATTAAAAACAGATTTAGTTCCAACAAAAAATTTGTTGGTTTCTGGATCAATACCACAGATCACAGCAGGAGCACCATCCCACTTGGTAGTGATTTTAAAGTTGCTGGTTTGAGTGCCACTAAAAGTTTTAGTAAGAGCATCAAGAAACGCAAACGCATCCTTAGCTCCCTCCTTACCATCAAAAAGGATGCTGTCTTCTAAGTGTTCGAGGTGAGTGTTCTTACTCATGTTACTGGATGCATTTGGTAGTTTCCTTTGCGGTCTTTCGACACGATGAATTTTGCGGCGCGACTCGCCCTCGGTTGAACCACTACTCTAGCACCTTGGATGCCATACTGTCGCCTATCACCTTTGTTAATAAGCATTAATACTGGTTCATAATCCCCCGTCATAGGAGTTGGATTCATAATTAAATGAGCAGACATTTCTAATTTATATTTACTTCCTATTTTTCTTAATGATGGTGTTCCTTGTAAAACTCCCGTACAATTAGATATTCCGTATGTGGAAGTTCCAAAATTTTTCCCATAAACAGATTCCATTTTTAAAGCAGTATCTTCAATTTCCATCATGGCGGTAAAACCTCTTCCACTGGATTGCTGAAAATCATACTGCATTCCAGCACCGCAAAAATTAGAAAGGTATTTCGCAAAAGCTCTAATCTCTGGAAACTTATCTAAGGTTTCATCTGCTCCATCCTTATCATTTGCATAATGACTAACGCCACCCCATTGCTGAAAATGACTGGCACGAGATCCTTGCTTATGAGAAAACCAAGCAACATCTACAAGTTTTCTATTTTCTAAAGCAACAAAGGCAAGATCTGCTTTGACCTTTCCTTCAACTTTATTAACCCCAACAATATTAGAAAAAGTTTTATTTCCTATTTGTAAGTCTATAGATGGAACACCAAGATTATCAAGTTCTTTATTAAAGGTGTTTATAAAATCTGCTTCTCCTTGTTCGGTTGCTGATGGGTCATTCAGTGAATATGAAGAGTCAATTGTATTCACATAAAATCCTAATTTGCCCCAATACATTCCAGGTTTACTTCCACCAGAAACTTTTCCACCAAAACCAACATCCATTCCCATTCCATTATCTTTTAAAATTTTTCCACTATTAATAGAACTAGCAGTTGACTTTGTTGTTGTTGTATAAAAATTTACACGAAAAGGAGCTTTATCTAAATTTGGAGTATTTTTAATTGAATTTTCTATTGTTTTCAATATACCATTTTTCCCAGAATAAAAATTTTCAAATGAAGTAAATTTTTTTGGTTGAAATTCTATAAACTCTTTACTTTGTTTCCACCTGCCATTTACTTTTTCTGGTATGCTAATGCCAACCATTTTAAAATAAATTTCCACGCCATTATCTTCAGACAATCTATTTTTATCCAACAAAATAAATGGTCTGTCGTTTTTAATTCTGTCGTATATAACCTCAAAACACTGTTTGTATCTTTTGGTTATTTCTCCCCAAGTTAGTCCTTTACCGCCTGCCATATAAAAATACCTCCCCAATTATTTAGGGGAGGCAAGCATCAAAGGTCGTTGGCGACTCTGTTTTCACTTCGTTCAATACTGAAGGTTCCTTCTGGATATCGAGCAGTCAGTTTCTCAAAATTCATTTGAGCAATTTCTTCAAACGAAATATTAAGAGCAATACATGCTTGAGCAACATACCACAGAATGTCACCGAGTTCACGTTTCATATGGAAGATGTTATCTTCGTTATAAGGTTTACCTTGGAAAGCAATCTTTTTCACAATCTCAGTAAACTCCCCACCCTCAGCTGTAATACCACAAGCAGCAGTCATGAGACGCTGAATATCAGCACCTTCATCTCTAAGTTCTACAATACGAGCAACAAACTCACTAGTATCGCGTGATGCTGGACTGGTGACGGCACCAACAAACTCAACATACTTATTAAAATCAATTGTCATAAAATAAAACTGGTAAATTTACTTTGCGTGTTTCTACTTTGCTCTGCTGCCATTTCTTCAAAGTCATATTCTTCTTCTTTATCTGAAGAAAGGTCAACAGCATTGTCAACATTATACAACTTCATACGTGCTCTGTCAACCCCAACAAGGAAACGCTTATACATGGTGGGATCGTTATATCGGTTCTTCAACTGCTTAACCATAATCTTACCATCCTTCTCTAGATCCTCTGTAGCAATAAGAGCAAACATGAAGTCAGCAGTAGCGGGTAGACCAAAAGATTCAGAAGTATCAGTGAGGTCAACATCAGAGTTGCCGAATCCACTTCTAGTAGTTTGAGTAGCGGAGACAAGAGGAACGTTATGTTCAACCGCCAATCCCCTAAGTTCTTCAGCAATCGCTTTAACATAGGTGTAAGAGTTTACAATAGCTCCTTTGTATCTAGCCGAAGCACAGATGTTAAGATAATCAATAAAAATAATATCTGGTTTGAATGTCTTCTTCAGTTGTAGTTCGTTCAGCAGAGATTTGAAATGACCGACATGCGCTGATGCTGTTGGATATTCTTTGATGATAAGACGACCTTGTGTTTTACGCTTCAGTTCATTGATGCGACTTTGAAAGATTGTCTCAGGCAAATCTACAAGGTCTTTGATGTTGACGTTGAATAGATTAGCATCAATACGTTCGGCAATCTTCTCCTCTGCCATTTCCATAGTGATGTAGAGAACGTTACGACCCATTGATAAACAATGAGCGGCAAGGTCACACATGAATAGTGACTTACCTACACCAGTGCCAGCAAGAGCTACATTAAGAGTCTTGTTTGGCAGACCACCTTTTGTAATCTTATTGAAGTATTCGAGGTGGAAAGGAATCTTATCTTCTTCACGATGGTAGAACTCATATCGCTCTACGCTATTCTCTAAGTAATCGTGACCTACATGTTCATCGAACGATACTGCCAGGGCCTCTTGAAGGATTGCGGGAATCGCATCCTTTGATATTTTTGGATTACCTCCATCCGCGACCTTGATTGACTCAAGCAAGGCGAGGTAGATTGCTCTGTCTTTACACCACTTCTCTGTGGTGTCGAGCAACCAGTTATATTCAATTGGATCGGTAGACAACTCAGCAATTGTTTTAACTGCGTTTTGATATACTTCCTCATTTAAATCTTTTCTTGCTTCAAGGTTAATAGTTAATACTTCTTTGGTAGGCACCAATTCATATGTGCTTGCGAAGTTCCAGACTTCTTCATAGATCACACGTTCATGAATCTCATTGAAGTAATCTGGTTTTACAAAAGGAACAACCTTCCTATAGAACTGTTCGTTACACAGGAGGTTGCGTAAAATAGTCGTTTCAATTCTCTCCATCCACTACTCCATACAGAAACTCTTTGCGGGCACATTCATCAAGGGCTTGCATTACTTCTGGCGTGAAATACTTCTCAGGATCGGCAAGGATAACAGAAGGATAAACGGAAGATTCCCCAACAACAACCCGATTGCCCTTGCGTTGGAATACTCCGTATTTCTCACCCAACTCCAGTAATCCATAATATTTGTCCAATCCCCGTGCGTCATAGAAGAGCCTCGTTTCGATGTCTGAGTTTTCTTTAGTGAAGCGCGACTTCTGTGCCTTCACCTTGATAATGTTACCAACCACTTCAGTGCCATCTTTTTCTTTCTTCTTAGAGAGGAAGAGAATAGTCGAGGCAGAATATTTCAGACCACTACCACCACCCATCTCTTTGGTTGGCACATAAGCACCGACCACTTCATATGTATGGTTGGTAACAATGAGAGGAATACCTGCCTGCCCAAGTTTGAGTGACAGAATACGGAAGATAGATTTGATTACCTGAGCACGAGTCATGTCTCTGGTTTCTTTGCCGTCCGTAGCATCCTGCACTTCCTTAGAGGTTGAGAGCATCCCCAAAGAGTCTAGCACAAAAAGCAGCGGAGGTCTATCCTCCTTCTTAAGTTTCATATACTCATCCACTACCTTGATAGACTGAGTGCGAAACTCTTGCACGGTAGTAACAGGAACCAAACCAACACGTTTCACATCAATACCACGCGAAGTCATCATATCTTTTGAGATAGCTGACTCTGTTTCAAAATAGATTACCTGAGCGTCTGGGTTGTTGAGAAAGTTCCTGCATATTGAGAGAGCAAAAAAAGTTTTGCCAGTTGAGGATTCGCCCGCGAGGGCTGTGATTTTATTCGCGGGAAGTCCACCATAAATGCTCCCAGAAATAAGAGCATTGAGAATGAAACTACCAGTATCAACAAACGATTCACAGTCACCAGCAGCGACTCCATCTTCAACAACACTTGCGAATTCATTATCTAACTCCTTAATAACAGATTGTAGGAAACTCATAATACCTCAAAAGAAAAAACTAGTTAAATTGCCTTTACGTTCCGCTTGCCATCCGATACATTCTAGCACGTTCTTCAGCGGTTCAAAGAAACTCTTCTCAAATTGTAGCGTGTAGTCAATGTATTTGTCAAGGTTCAGTTCCTTCGGCAGTTGTTGAAAGAAAGAAATGACATTCTCGCGGATAGGATTTGGTGTCTTCAGATAGATGAACTTGATCTTTTCACCTTCTTGAATAAGTGGATACTTGTGTTCCAAATTGTTTTTACGAACGTAATAGTTGTAGAGTAATGCTCCTCTTACTTGAATAGGAGTGCCTTTAGCATAAATGTCAGCAGCACTGCGATACTTCTTCAGACCATTACAACCGCGAGGGAAAGCAATGTTAAGATAGTTCTGTTTCTTGGTGTCTTCCTTGATCTCGTTAATGAAATCAAGAACATCATCGTTAGTTTTGGTTACAATGATACGATACGCCTGTTCCAGTTTGTCGCGGTAGTAAGCTGGCGTAGAAGAACGTGCTGTTTCCATACCACAGATTTTCATCTTCGGTTTGGCATAACGCACACCTTCACTATCCCATACGTTGAGAACATAGCGTTTCTTGGCGGTCCAGAAACCACGCTCAGCAATGTTCTCGCGTTTCATCTTCATTTTCTGGTCGTATGCTTTGAGATAGTCGGCCAGTTCTTGGTAAGAACTTTCAATATATTGCTCAAGTTCCAGTGAAGCGACCTTATCAAGGAACGTAACAATGCTTTCAGGAGTTTTCTCTCGTACTCCGTATACACGTTCAACCAGAGGACCAAGGTTAAGATACATAGAGTCAGTATCAGAAGCAATAACATAATCAACATCCTGTGTCTTTAGAACTTTGTTAAGATAAGCATTCATCTTTCTCTCAATCCAGCGAATAGATAACTGACCAGAAAGAGTGATTGCCTCAGCGATTTCAAGTTTATAATAACGGAAGTGCTCGTTACCGATAGCACCATAAGCAGAGTTGAGTTGGATCTTACGTGCCATCTGAATGTTATTACAGCGGGCAATCTCTTTCTTCAACTCAATCGTTGGAGTCTTTTCGTATTGCTGTTTGGCAGCAAGCATCTTCTTTTTGTAGATGGTTCGGTCTTCGTAGATCTTCTCCATCAGCTTGGGCAGGAACCCCTGAAACTTGGTGGTGTAGTGCGTCCCATTGGCGCACAGGGTCTCCCCTACGAGGTCGCTGGTATCAAATGCCTTATCCAGCAGCATATCCACGTTGACGCTGCTGCGGCGCGGCAGGAGGGTCTCTGGGGACAGGTTATACTGCATGATCAAGTGAGGATACAGTGAATTTAAGTCGAAGTTCACAATCCAATCATACATACCAGGCACAGGTTCCTTCACATAAGCACCAGCATACTTAGCATCCTTGACACTATCTTTCTTGGGAGGAATCACAACGCCCATCTTCGCCAGATAGATGAAGATGATGTTATCCCACATACGCACCTGAGAATAAACATCTTCGTAGTTTACTTTGGCGTCGTATGCCATAGTAAATGCCAATTCAAGCAACTTCATCTTGTCTTCCAGATGATCAACAAGGCGAACGTCGTGGATGTTATACAGCACGAACTTATTCCAGTCCTTAGTGTAAAACTCTTTGAAAGTATCAAACTCAGAGTGGTCAAGTTTCTTGGCATCCAGTTCCA